CTGATGGTGATGGGCTTCGGCGTCGGCATGGAGCGTTGGGTGGTCGACCACCAGGTGATCTGGGGCGACCCTGCGGATGAGCGCACCTGGGCGGTATTGGACGAAAAACTCAAGGTTCGATACCGACACCCTTGTGGTGTTGGGCTGGCGATCCTGGCGACGGCAGTCGACTCCGGTGGTCACCACACGGATGAGGTTTATCAGTTCTGCCGTGCACGGCGCTGGCGCAACATCTTCGCCATCAAGGGCGCGAGCAAGCCCGGCAAGCCGGTTATCGCTCAACGCCCTTCGATGCAGGATGTGACGTGGAAGGGCCAGACCGAACGCAACGGCGTCGAGCTGTGGTTTGTCGGCACTGACACGGCCAAAGACTGGATCTACAACCGCTACCCGTTCGAGGACGGCCCTGGTGCGCTGCACTTTGCCAACGACCTGCCCGACGAGTTCTTTGCCCAGTGCGTTGCCGAGCGCAAGGTGGCCCGATACGTCAAAGGCTACAAGCGTATCGAGTGGGTCAAGGGCAAAGCCGAGCGCAACGAAGCGCTCGACCTGATGGTGTACTGCCTGGCGATGGCCCATTACCTGGGGATCAACCGCTACCAGGAACATGACTGGGAGCGGGTTCGGCAGGCGCTGGCGCAGTCCGGTTTGTTTGACGAGGGCTATACGGCTCCGCCTGTTCAGGGGCACCACGAAAAAGAACAAACTTCAACCGCTGTACAGCAGCCGCACTCAGTAGTTTTGGTCACACAATCACAAAGCACTGTACGTGCCACACGTCGTAGCTCAACTAGTGGTTATCTCAAAAGGCGGTGATAAAACAATTAGTAAATTAAATATTTTAATTTGTCCTCGCGATTGCTCCACTCTGCGGCCTCTGGAAGAGGCGACTTTTGTTGAACTATTGATGGCCAGGTTCTACAAAGTTTGGCATTTAGTTCTATGAAGCCTCGCTGGTTTGCTGGAACGTCTTCTTCTGCGTAAATGGCATCCTCGGGGCATTCAACCTCGCAAGCCGCACAATCAATACATTCGTCGGGATTAATGGCTAAGAAGTTGGGGCCTTCATAGAAGCAGTCTACCGGGCAAACCGCAACGCAGTCTGTGTGTTTGCATTTTATGCAGTTTTGGGTTACGACGTATGTCATTTTAAAAAGCCTCTATATTTTAAGTTGATCATTATGTTTTGGTGGTTGGGGCTGATTTAAATAAATACTATTTTAGATTTGTTGTTTTTGTAACTGTGAAGTTTTACAGTTTTTGAGAGTTTTTAGAACTTTGCTCTATTGCTTGTAGTTATTAAGGAACACGCAAATGTCGTTTACCCCAAAGCACCTCGAAGCCATCGAGCGCGCCATTGCACGCGGTGAAAAGACCGTGCGCTACAGCGACCGCACGGTGGAATACCGCTCCATCGACGAACTACTCAAGGCCCGCGACCAGATCCGCACGTCGCTGACCGATTCTGCCGGACCACGTTCTCGCGTGATCCGGCTCACTCACGGAGGCAAGGGGATCTAATGGCCCGACATTTTCCGACGCTCTCGCGCAGTGGATTCTTGTTGCCGTCGAACATCAAGGCCAGTTACGAAGGCGCCGGGGAGGGCCGCCGTTCGGCCAGTTGGGAAGCCAGCGACAACGGCATCAACAGCATCAACACCCCGGCCCTGCGAAACCTGCGGGCGCGTTCAAGGGCAGCGGTGCGCAATGATCCGTATGCGTTCAACGTCATAGACAAACGTGTCAGCAACCTGATCGGCACGGGCATTACGCCCAGGCCGACCACCGACGATGCCGCGCTACGCAAGGTAAAGCAGCAACTGTGGGATGACTGGGTAGATGAGGCAGACGCCGACGAGCTGACCGACTTCTACGGCATGCAGGCCCTGGTGGCGCGCACCGTGGAAACGGCCGGTGAATGTTTTGTCCGGCTGCGGCCACGCAGTATGGACGAAGGGCTGGCGGTACCGTTGCAACTGCAAGCCCTGGCCCCGGAGTTCGTCCCGCACGACAAATTTGAGACTACTAAAAACGGCAACATCATCCGCGCCGGGATCGAGTTCACCCCGGCGGGCAAGCGCGTGGCGTACTGGATGTACCGCTCACACCCTCGCGATTCGTCGTCGTTGAACAGCGGTTACAACCAGTTGGTGCGCGTGCGGGCCACCCAGGTGCTGCACATCTTCGAGCCGGTGGAGCCGGGCCAGTTGCGCGGCGTGCCTCGCTTGGCGCCGGTCCTGAAACGCCTGCGCAGCCTGGATAATTACGATGACGCGGTGTTGTTCAGGCAGGAGGTCGCCAACCTGTTCGCGGGCTTTATCAGCAGGCCGGCGCCGGAAGCCACGCAACAGCCACGAGATCCCACCACCGGCCAACTGCTGAATCTGGACCGCGATGGCTTCACGCCGATGGTCGCCCTGGAGCCCGGCACCATGCAGGAACTGGGGCCAGGCGAAGAGGTGGAGTTCTCCAAACCACCAGACGCCGGTAACAACTACCCGGACTTTATGCGACAGCAGCTGATGGCTGCGGCGGCGGGTTCGGGCACGCCCTACGAGATCCTCACGGGCGACATGCGCGAGGTCAACGACCGGGCGCTGCGGGTGGTGCTCAACGAGTTTCGGCGGCGCCTGGAGCAACTGCAATTCGGCGTGTACGTGCATCAGTTATGCCGCCCGGTGCGGGCTGCCTGGATGGACATGGCGGTGCTGTCTGGTGCTCTGGTGCTGGAGGATTACGCGCAACGTCGGCGTGAATACCTGCGTACGCGCTGGGTGCCGCAGGGCTGGGCTTACATCCAGCCGGTGCAGGACGTACAGGCTCGGCGGATGGAAGTGCAGGCCGGCTTCGGTTCACGCAGCGAGATGTGCCTGCGCAACGGCTACGACGCGGAAACCATCGACGCAGAAAACGCCGCTGACCTCGCCAGGGCCAATGACCTTGGCCTCAACTACACCACGCTTGATGCCATCGAGCCGATTGATGACAAGGAACAACCATGAGCAAAAAAGCGATCCCGCGCATTTATGACAAGGCTGGCAAGCCGGTAAAGGTCGCGGACAAGAGTTGGTACACCCTCCAGGCCAGCGGCGAAGCGGAGCAACGCAGCATCGAGATCTTCGTATACGGCGAGATCGGCGCGTGGGGCGTTACGGCCAATCAGTTCGTGCAGGATCTGCGCGCCATGGATGACGGTACTTCACCGATCATCGTGGCGTTCAACAGCATCGGCGGCGATCTGTTCGACGGTCTGGCGATCCACAACGCGCTGTCGCGCCTGGGCGAGCGCTGCACCGGCCGCATTGATGCCCTGGCAGCCAGCGCGGCCAGTGTCGCGGTCTGTGGCGCACACCGGGTGGTGATCGCGGCCAACGCCATGTTGATGATCCACAACCCCTACACCTTCAGCGGCGGTGATGCTGAAGACTTCCGCCGGGTCGCTGATGTGTTGGACCAGACCTTGGAGGCGATCATCGCGGCTTACAAGTCCAAGGCGCCGGACATCGACGAAGTAGAGCTGCGGCGCATGGTCCACGCGGAAACCTGGCTCACCGCCAATGAAGCGGTGGCGCTGGGGCTGGCCGATGAGGTGGGCGACGGGCTCAAGGTTCAAGCCTGTCTCGGCCAGGGCAGCGTGCTGCAGCGTTTCCAGAACGCCCCCGCCGAGCTGCTCGCCCAGTTTGATGACGAGCCGGAGACGGAGCCAACGGAGCCGGTCGACCCACCGGCCCCTGTACTGGATGCGGCCAAGCTGGCGCTGATGGTGACGCAGGGTTGTGCAGCAGCGGGCATCAGCAACCTGGTGGAACCGTTGCTCGCTACGACCAAGCTTGAAAGCGAGGCCGTGATCCAGGCAGCGCTGACCAAAGCGAAGGCGCTGCATAGCCTCTGTGTGGCAGCACGCCTGCCAGAGCTGACCGGCGGATTCATCAGTGCCGGTTTGGACGAAGCCGCTGTCCGGGCGCGTCTGTTCGACAAGCTGGTGGGCAAAGGTGGCGGCTTTGAAATCGACAACAGCCTGCCGCTGGATGATGACCCAGCACCCACAATCAAGGCCAAACAGGCCGACCCCCAAGCGATCTGGGCATCCCGTCAGGCGGCGCAGAACGGAACCTCGAAAGGAGCAAGAGCATGAAAACCGAATCGATGCACGCAGGCGAGTTCCTGCTGTCCGAAGGCGCCGGCAACATTTCCCGTGAAGCGATCAACGTCGCGGCAGGGCCAGCGCTACAGCCCGGCCAGATCCTTGGCCTGGTGACGCTCTCGGGCGAGTTCGCGCCGTATACCCCAACCGCCGAAGACGGCACCGAAAACGCTGTCGCGATCCTCTGGGGGCCGCTGGGCGAGTCGGATGTTCCTCGTCGTGGTCGTGCTGTGGTGCGGCTGGCCGAGGTCAGCGAAGCCCACTTAACTGGCCTCGATCCCGCAGGTGAAAAGGCCTTGGCCGCCAATTTCGTGATCGTCCGCTAAGGCGATCCCCATTTATTCATCCCGCCGAGTGCGGGATTTTTCATTTCTGGAGAGTACCCCATGGCCGAGATTGCCATTTTTGAAGACGATGTGTTCAGCGTCTCCTCGTTGACCGCTGCAATCAATGATCAGGAATACCTGCCCGGTCGCATCAGTAGCTTGGGTCTGTTCCGCGAAGAGGGCATCAGCACCCTGACCGTGCAGATCGAGAAGGACGGCGAGACCCTGGCCCTGGTGCCAGCCGGTGAGCGTGGCACGTCGGGCCTGGTGGTCGCCGGGTCCCGGCGTCAGATGATCCCGTTCAACACCGTGCATCTGCCCGAGCGATTCACCATCAAGGCGGATGAAATCCAGGGCATCCGTGCCTTTGGTACCCGTAGTGAGTTGCAGGCGGTGCAGGACGTGGTCAACAAGCGGCTGGGTAAAGCCCGGCGACAGTTGGATGCTACTCACGAATTCCAGCGCATGGGCGCCTTGAATGGCCAGGTGCTGGATGCCGATGGCAAGACGATCCTGTTGGACATCTACAAGACCTTCGGTGTGAACCGCCAGAAGCTGTCGATGGGCCTGAACAGTCCTGACACTGAGCTGCGGGTCAAATGCGGCGAAGCCTTGGATATGCAAGAGGACGCCCTGGGCAGCATCACCAGCACCGGCTCCCGCGCTTTTTGCGGCAAGAACTACTGGAACAAATTGATCGTCCACCGTTCGGTCAAAGAGACTTACCTCAATAGCCAACAGGCCGCCGCCTTGCGTGGTGATGCCCGTGAAAGCTTCGAGTTTGGCGGGATCGTCTGGGAGCGCTATCGCGGCAAGATTGCCGGCGTATCGTTCGTCCACGACGACAAGGCCCTGCTGATCCCCGAGGGCGTACCCGAACTGTACATCTCGTGTTTTGCGCCGGCCGACTACATGGAAACGGTCAACACCCAGGGCATCCCGTACTACAGCAAGATCGAACCGCTGCCCTTCAATAAGGGCGTGGCCGGTGAGGCTCAGTCCAACCCGCTGCACCTTTGCACGCGGCCACGGGCGCAGATCCTGCTGGAACTCTGACCATGGCCTTCCGCGATCTGATCGACGACATCGACGACGTGATCTTCGACACCCTGGGCGACAGCGCCTTGATCGAAGGTCGCGCCGAGCCGGTTTTGGGCATGTTCTCGGCACCGTGGAAGCAACCGGCGTTCGGCAAGGTCCAGACCGCCATCCGCGAGCCTCGCTTTGAGATTCGCGTGAAGGACTCGGACGGCCTGAGCAAAGGCCTGCGGGTCACGGTCGATGTGCCGGCCTTGGACGGTGGTGGTGACTACGACCTGCTGCAACTGGAGCCCAACGGCAATGGCCTGGTAGCTCTGATATTGAGGAAGCGTGCATGAGCGTCGGCAGCTACGTACATCAGACGCGCAACAGCGGGATGCTCCACATCCAGCCGTCAGCGGTGCATTCTCAGGCGTTGCGCGAGTTCGGGCAGTTGGTGCCGAAAGCGGCCGTAGCGGCCCAGCGTCGGGCTATCAACAAGACGTTGGGCTGGTTGCGCACGCACATCGCGAGGGCTGTGGGCAAGCAGGAGCGGATCGCCATCGGCGCCGTCCGGCAACGCTTGCGGGCCTACCCGGTGAGCGGCGGGACCCTGCGTGGCAAGTTGTGGTTTGGGGTCAACGCCATCGAGGCCAGCCGCATTGGCCGGGCGCGACAAACCCGCGCCGGGGTATCGGTGGCGGGGCGGCGATACCAGGGTGCGTTCCTCAAGCAGGTGTACGGCAACAGCCCTGATATCTGGATCCGCACCTCCAGCAAACACTTCAACAGCACGGATTATCCCGAGAGTTCACAGGGCCGGCGCCGCTCGGGCTTTGTCGAGGAAAGCGATAACCGCTTCCCCCTGGCTAAGGCCAAGGTTTCGCTGGACCAGGTGCGCCCGCACTTCGACAGCTGGATCAAACGTGCCGACGAACGTTTGCTGGAGATCCTCAAGCAGGAACTCAACTTTGAACTGCAGAAGTATCTGAAGGGGACCGCCCGTGTCTGATCAGCCATTCAGCCTCGATCAGTTGTATGAGGCCATCGAGCAACACCTGCAGGAGCATTTGCCGGGGATCCAGGGCGCCACGTTCTGGCCGGACTTGTCGGCAGACACCACCATGCCCACGCCCGTGGCGTTGCTGGAACTGGCCGAGATGGAGCCCGGCCAGGATATCGGCACCGGGGAAACGTCTCTGGTTTGCAAGTTCGAGGCGCGGATCGTCGTCGACTCGATCAGCCTCGACCCGCAACGCCAGGCGGTGCAACTAGCCTCGCAGTTGGCCGTGTTGCTGCGGGGGCAGTGCTGGGGCCTGGAGGTCGATTGCGCCGAGTTTGTACGCTCTACCCAGGACTGGACCAAACCTGAACTGGACGGCTATTTCGTGTGGTTGGTGGAGTGGGAGCAAACCATCTGCCTGGGCACAGAGGAATGGCCGTGGCCGGATGAGCCGCCAGGTAGCTTGCGGATTGGCTTCAATGAAGATACTGGCGCCGGCAATGAAGGCAAGTACATCGCCCCAGAGGATCTGCAATGAGCTACCCCGTCGCCCAGCATGACCGCATGATCGCCTCCATGCTCATGCCCTGCGTGGTGGAAGCGGTCGACTTGTCCACCGGCATGGTGCGGGTGCGCTCTGGCGATTGGGTCAGCGCCTGGGTGCGCTGGCACTCTCAGGCCGCAGGCAACGCACGCCATTGGAGGGCGCCGAGCCTGAAAGAGCAGGGCGTGCTGTTGAGCCCCAGTGGCGAGCCAGCGATGGGCACCTTCATTCCTGGCCTGTACGGCAATGCTGGTGCCCAGCCAGACAACCGCGATCATGTCGAGGTCTGGCGTTTCGAGGATGGCGGCTCCCTGGTCTACGACTGGCAGGCCAACAGCTACACCATCGACCTGCCGGCCGGCACCGTCACCATCAAGGTCGGCGGTTCGGTGCTGGAAATGACGCCGGACAGTGCGCGGTTGGTGGCCGGTCAAATCAACCTGGTGGGCGCGGTGAGCATCGACGGCACATTACACGCGACCGGCGACATCAGCACCGCCGGCAAAGTGATCGATGTGGGCGGCAACACGCCCAACCACAAACACTGACCTTCCCGTTATCCATAGCCCGCCGCGTGCGGGCTTCTTCGTTTTTGGAGTTTCCATTTATGAGCAAGAACAAGGCTGATGACTTGCCTACAGTCGTCGAACCGCCTCCATCGGGCGTGTTGGCCGCTGGTGGGGTCGTATTCCTCGATCAGGTCTATACCTCGCGCACGTTGATCCTGCCCGACGGTCGTGCAGCCAGCGTTGCCAAAGGCCGTATCACTGCCAGCGACGACACGTTGCTCGGCTTTCTTTCCCAGCACAGCGAATTCAAACAAGCGGAGTAGCCCCGATGATCGGAATGGATCGCCGCACCGGCCAACCGCTGTCCGGGCTCGACCATCTCCGGCAGTCCATCGGGGACATTCTCGCCACGCCCGTGGGCAGTCGGCGGATGCGGCCTGAGTACGGCAGCCTGCTACGGCGCTTTGTTGACCTGCCGGTGAACGAAGGCTGGAAGAGTGCGGTACAGGCCGAGGTCGCCCGTTCGCTGCAGCGGTGGGAGCCACGGCTAAAACTGGAACAGGTACAGGTCGTCGCCGTCGTTGGCGGCCGTATCGACTTCAAGCTGACCGGCGAATATTTGGGCGAACGGCAACTGCTGGAGGTGTCGGCATGAGCACGGTGGATTTATCGGCACTGCCGGCGCCGCAGGTGCTGGAGTCGCTGGACTATGAGGCGCTGTATGACGAAGCGCTCGCGACGTTTCGCGAGTACATGGGCGACAACTGGTCGGCGGCGCTGGAGAGCGATCCGGTGGTCAAGCTGCTGGAGCTGTTCGCCTACGGCAAGATGCAAAACCGCGCACGGGTCAACGATGCGGCCAAGGCGTTGTTGCTGGCCTATGCCGAAAAGGAGGATCTCGACCAACTGGCGGCCAACGTCAAGTTGCAGCGGCTGGTGATTCAGCCGGCCAACCTGCTGGCCGTGCCGCCCGTGGAGGAAGTCAGGGAGTCTGACGATGCCCTGCGCGAGCGGATCCAACTGGTCTATGAGGGACTGACCACCGCTGGCCCCCGTAACAGCTACATCTTCCATGCGCGCAACGCCTCGGCGCTGGTGGCCGACGCCACAGCAGAAAGCCCAGCTCCGGCGCAGGTGGTCGTGACGGTGCTCAGTCTGACCGGCAGCGGCCAGGCCGATCAGGTGCTGCTCGATCAGGTGCACAGCAAACTTAGCGACGATGACATCCGCCCGGTGGGCGACCGCCTCACGGTGCAGAGCGCCGAGATTTTGGAGTACCGGATCGATGCGGTGCTGCACATGATCGGCGCCGGCCCGGAAAACGAAGCGATCCGGGCTGAAGCTGATAAGCGCCTCGCCGCCTGGATCAATCCCCGTAAACGTCTGGCACTGGAAGTCGCCCGCTCCGGTATCGACGCCCAGTTGCATATCGGCGGTGTCGGCCGGGTTGAGCTGAAAAACTGGGTTGACCTGAAGCCGAGCAAGTACCAGGCCGCTTACTGCACCGGGTTCACCGTGGTGCTTGGAGGCTGACATGAGCGGTTGGTTACCCCTGAGCAGCACGCAGTTTGAGCGCGCCATCGAGGCCGCGATGGCTGAGAAAACCGAGATCCCGTTACGCGCCTTGTACAACCCTGACACTTGCCCGACGCACCTGCTGCCTTGGTTGGCCTGGAACTGGTCTGTCGACCGCTGGGACACCCGCTGGACCGAAGCGGTCAAGCGCTCGGCCATCCGCTCGTCGTTCTACGTGCATGCCCATAAGGGCACCATCGGCGCACTGCGGCGGGTGGTGGAGCCGCTGGGTTACCTGATCGAGGTGCTGGAGTGGTGGCAGACGGTGCCTGAAGGCGTCCCCGGCACCTTCGCATTGAAGGTCGGCGTGCTGGATACGGGCATCACCGAAGAGGCCTATCTGGAGCTGGAGCGGCTTATTGATGATGCCAAACCGGTCAGCCGTCCCCTGACTGGCCTGGCGATCAGTTTGGAAACCCGAGGCGCTTTAAACATTGGCGTCGCCCTCTATGAAGGCGATGAAATCAACGTCTACCCACCGATGCAGCGTGACATTGAGGTCACCGGCTACATCGGCGCGGCAGGGCGTGAGCACACCATCGACACCCTGGACGTGTACCCATGATTGACCTTAACTCGCAATTCTTCGCCATCCTCACCAAGGTGGGGGAGGCGAAACAGGCCAACGCGGATGCGTTGGGTATTCCCTGGAACATTTCCCAGATGGGCGTTGGTGATGCCCACGGCACTG